TGGGCTTCGGTCTGTCTTGGATCGATCCCAACGGACTCAGGGCTTGGCAGAATGATCGGGGCAGAAACAGGCCCCGAAGAAATTGCCACAGCTTGGGTAGGCCATTGGCATTGGGTAGTTACTCGGCGGGTGCGATTGAGATAAAAGCTTTCGACCCTTTGGGCTTCGGTCTGTCTTGGATCGATCCCAACGGACTCAGGGCTTGGCAGAATGATCGGGGCAGAAACAGGCCCCGAAGAAATTGCCACAGCTTGGGTAGGCCATTGGCATTGGGTAGTTACTCGGCTGCCCCCTGATCCACCGCAAGGCTGGCAGAATCGAACAGGCCCACCGCACGATCCCGATTGCAACGGCTGGCAGGGGAAACACCGGAAAAAGAAAGCTTCGGCTTTCGCTGGGGCAAAAACAAAAGCCCCCAATCCGAGAAGGGCAAACAACAATTTTTTCATACTACCAACTCCTTTTTTTGGGGTTTCGGGATCTCAAAAACATTGAACTGGTAAAGATCGATCAAAGGCTTATCTGGGCTGCCAACGATCAGGATTCCCCCGAAAGTTTTGGGCAGATTGTAAGCCCCTGAAAGGTCAGCACCAACCACCTTTACAGTGTGCTGCAAGCCAAGCCCGAAGCTGAATTGATTGTTGGCCCTTCGGAGGGTATCCGTTCGAAGGTCAGACCATTTCATCAATATACAGCCGAGCGGATTGTTGGCTTCGGCTTCGATCAGGGTGCGAGCAAAGCTGGGGCTGCAAACCTTGATCGATTGTCCGAACCCTGCCCTGATTTTTTCATCGGGGAGGGACAGCTTTATTTCTGAATTCACCAAAACGACCAGCATAAAAACTCCACAGGCGAAACGTCGTTCCGGAGTCGAACCGGAAAGGCCCCCACATCCAAGATCGTAGGATAAGTAAAACGATCTTTTTCTCTTGCCTTTGCCCAGCCGACGTTCTCAATTTACGAGGACACCCCCTTCCCAGTTTCGGCTTGCCCGACCAATCTGGCTAGGGCAGCTTTGCTCATTGGGTCAATCCAATCGTATACTCGCTGGGCAATCGTGCTGGTAGTATTTTCCCAGCTATCCCCCAGCATTCCCGTTGGTTCGATTTCCTGTAATTGCTTCCAGCTTATCCCCTTCGCTGCTGCCTTGATCCCCAGCCGTGAACGGATATCCACAGCACCGTGAAGGTCTACGGCTTCCTTCGGAACCGAAGGGGGCTCCCATGCGTCCCCTTTTTCGTCGTCCCCTTCCCCTTCGGCTGGCTCATTGCTGGGGACATGCGTATTAGGTAAAGGGACTTCCCCGTATTCGTCCTCCCGTTGCTGGGCATTTTTTGCCTTAGGCTCGGGCTCGTTTATTGGCCCTTCGCAAACATAGTGGTCGGGGCTGGGGTCGATGAGCTTAGTTGCACGCAAGGCAGTGTAAATGGCCTGCCCTTCGGATAGAAAAAGCTCCTCGGGCTTACGCACATCCCTGCCAATCACCCGGCTCATCATGGCCCAAGCCCAACCTTTTGGATATTGCAGCCGTTTCAATTCCCCGACGATTTTGTCCCAATCGGCTGGGGTGATCTTTGTCTTATCTGGGGCAGGGGCAGGGGCAGGGGCAGGGGCAGGGGCTGGGGCAGGTTGCGTATTCACGGCTGGCCTTATATTTGGATTTCTGTTTTCTGTTTGATTCTGGGGGGCCTGATCCAACGAAGGCTTCGCTTTGGCTTTGGCGATTGCCGAAGCAATGTTGTTCCAACATTCTTTTGCTGACGATCCTGCCCGAATAACCTCGGGCAAGCCGTAACGATTCTTGGCGACCACTGCCAGATTAGTCGATGTCCTGACGATCCTGCCCGATAAAGACTTCACTTTGTCGTCCTTGATCTCGCTCTGGTATCCCCCGAACAACATTGCATCTGCCCATTTGTGGGTAAGCTTGTAAAGCTCTTCCACCCCTTCGGGCTTATACTGGTCGTAGTCTTGGGCTTCGGGATTGTTGACCGTTTTGATCTTGGTGTGCGATAGCAAAAGGATCGTCATACGCCTTTGTTTCCTGATTTGATCCAAGACCCGTAAGAAGCCTGCCCATTCGTCCACGCAAGATTTTGCCCCCTGCCCGTAGCTGTTAAATTTGGCTGGGGAATTATCGTAGTATTCGGCTTGAACGTGCTGGCAGAGGAGTCTTTCAGCTCCGTTGCTGGTATCGATGACGAGGGTTTTGAATTCGTGATCGGCTTTAAGAACCTGATCGACACAGCTCATAAGCTGTCTCCAGCTTTTGCAATCCTCGGGAAAGTGTGCCGTTTCCCCGACCCGTTTGGCATCGATCAATTCAAGAAGCCCCGTTTCGCCTTCCGTCATAATAAAGACCGGGTCTTTGGCAAAAGCCCCGAGCGAGGATTTCCCCCAGCCTTCGGGGGCATAAAAGTAAATACGGGGGGGCAGGCTTTCAGTCGTTCTTACGACATTTAGCGGTGGCATTTCTGGCTCCAAGAGTCAATAAAAAGGATGAGGGTTAAAAGCCCCAAGCCTATCAATCCTGAGATGGCAAAGGGGTTGCTGGTCTGGTGCTGGCAGGCAATACCTACCAAGACAGCCAAAATACAGGCAGAAAAAAATCTCATTATCAACGTTCTCCGATGTTGATTTCCCCTCTTGGGGAAAGAATAGGCTGGGAATCGAACCCAGATTTCCCCCTTGTTTCGGGGGCTTCGCTACCGTTGGAATACCTATTCAATAGGGGTGGTGGATTCTTGCAGCCGTCCGTTGCTGAATCGATATCCCCCGTAGCGTCCTTGCTTCGCCACCCCTGATCTTTGTTTAGTAAATCGGCGTTGTAGCGTCAATACTAAAATCCGCTATTTAGAATTTTCCTCTTGGAAGGTGCAGAAAATTCTTTGATCCTGCCCCCCGATCTTGCAAGCAATCCAGCCTTTCCAGATACTTACGCAACCATAATCGTTTACAAGGCTGACCCCTTCGAGCTTCGCTTGCTCTGCCCCTATTCGCTTGCAGATTGCCCTAAGAGCATTAGGTCGGCTTTTGCATCGGGTCGAGATAAATTCTTTGTTGAATCGGATTGATAGCTCTACCATTCTGGTATTGTACCAATCCCTTAAGGGAAAAGGGGCAGCGAAAGGTTAGTAAGATCGGATGAGACGGGTCACGGCTACAATGTTTCCGTTTTCCCTGATTGCCCCATCATTAGGCCCTGTTCCCGGGTAAAAAATATCAGATCGGCTGGCCCCAATCCTCGAAGCAACAATGGCTGAGACGATATAAACCTTTCCAGCTTCTGGGGATTGAGATTTATTTTTGAAGGGAAAAGGGAAAGAAGGGGCAGGGGCAAGGGCAAGGGCTTTATTCGGCTGGGGCTTCTTCGGGCATCGGGCTTTTTATTTCTTCGGTTTGGCAGCAAGTCAAAAAAACCCCTGCAAGATTTTTAGGTCTTGCAGGGGTATCGGAGAAAATCGACCTTGCAGAAATGCGAGCTAGGTCATCCCCTTTTATACGAATTTTCGCAGGGCAGTAAAGACTGAATGTGTCTTCATTTTCTGATCCAATCAGGCACTACCATTTTGCCCCCTTTTTTGATCGATTTTTCTCCCCCTAAATCTTATCAAATTTTGGTCAAAATTCAAAGTATCGAATTTTCCGGCTGCTCCTAATTTAGGATAGCCTAATCTACCTAAATCTTTGCAGAATAAGACCTTACAAAATTGTAAATTTACGCTATAGCTACGGCTTACTTAATCTGACTTTATTTGATTCGCTTGTCGAATTTAATCTAAGTGCTTGTGCTGCAAGGCTTTAGGTGGTACTATCTGGCAAATTTTACCTACTAAATCTGACTTTCGTAAACCCTTATCCTACAAGGGTTTAGGTACTTAATTTGATTATTCAGACAATACCATATAAGTATTTTATTAAAGAAGGAGTTTTAAGAAATAGATAGTATACTTCATATATATCTATGGTTGTCGAATTAATCAATTTTAATATCTAAACCCTTGCAGGGTAAGAAGTTAGATAGCTCAATTTTATGCGAAAAAATGCGGAAAAAGTCAGATTTATTTAACCCCTTTGTCGATAATATGTTATGATCGATTTTTTGGGCTTTAATTTCTAGGGGGTTAAAATCGCTTATGGCAGCCGATCATTTACAGGGGGTAGAAAGTCCAAATGACCACCCAAAATCGATTCTCGGGGCATCTGGTGCGAAGCTACGGCTTGAATATCGAAAAGCTTCTGAATTGGTCGAAAATCCTAAAAATTGGAGACGACACCCGCAAAGTCAGATCGACACCCTCGGCGATGTCATCTCGCAAGTAGGCTGGGCAGGGGCTTGTTTGCTTAACGAAAAAACGGGTAGGTTAATCGACGGGCACGCAAGGCAAAAAGTGGCCCTCCAAAATGGGGATGTTCCTATCCCTGTTTTGATCGGGTCGGCAAACAATTTACCAGCACCCGAAAATTTGGCAAGACCCATCAAAATGTGTTAGTATTTGTAAAGGGAGACGCTCGCAAGGCTGTCGAAGCTTTGGGGGAATGCGTTTTCGGGGAGCTGCCCGACCCCGACCAAGCCGAAGGAGAACCCGATGGGCAAGCCTAGAAAGCTTTCGTCTCAATCCCCCCTGCTCAGGACAATAGTAAGAACGATTCCCCCATTGTCGGGGGATCAACTACGGGATAGCTCTACGGCTGCAGACGGGTCAGGGGCAGCCGGTTACGAAGCTGGGGAGCCTATTCAGCAAACACAATTTATTTTTCGCATGGATGATAGTTTTGAGTCCGAGTCAAGCGATTGGGTTAGCCGAGCGGAATGGTTTAAAGACGGGTCAGCTATCGGAAGCCCCGGGCCTTGTGTTGTCGTGACCTACAAAGACAAACAAGGGGCTGAAACCGTATCGTGCCTTTATTCCGGTTTTACCAGATACCAGTGGCGTCTTTTTCTCGCTGCCCCTTCAAAAGGCAAATTTGTCCACCGTTGGCTATACGATAAACCTTACCGGAAAATAGGGTAATTACTCTAAATAGTGTACAATTATGACCCCCCTGAGTCGTGATCCCGAAAGAATCAAAAAAGCCCTTACAAAGTGCAAGGGTAATATCTCGCAGGCAGCCAAAGCCCTTGACGTAACCCGGGGCTGGCTGCACACGTTAATAAATCAATATCCCGAATGCTTAGAAATCGTCGAAGATGCCCGTCAGGAGCTTGTTGATCTTGCCGAGCTAAAGATGCACCAGTTTGTTCTAGAGGGACAGCCGTGGGCTGTTTCGCTTACCCTTACGCATCTTGGGAAGAACCGGGGCTGGACGAAAGAAAAGGAAGAGAAAAAAGAATCTTTGGAGACCTTACTTGATCTCTTACCCCCCGAGCTTGCCGAACCAATTAGGGGATATATTGCTCGAAAGATTGCCGAGGCATCTGCTCAATAAAATCGCAGCCGATTACAATACAAGCCCCCGACGATACCGCAAAAAGCCTTTTGAGTATGTCGCTGAGTATTGTGGTGTGATTTGGGATAAACAAAGGCAGATTATCCAGTCTTTTGAGACTGCCCCCCATCGCGTGCTTGTCCGATCAGGGCACAAGGTCGGCAAAAGTTGGCTGAACGCTGCCTTAATCACATACGCATACGAATGTTGTGGGCCTTGTCGCGTTATCGTCACTGCCCCTACCAAAGACACTTTGAAGGATACCCTTTTTGGGGAGCTGCGCAAGAACCGTCCGAATCTGCCCGGGCTAAAGCCAGTCAATCCCGAGGCTTCAATGCGACCCGGCTGGGATATCATGGCAAGGGCCACCAATCGGGGGGAAGCCTTTCAGGGCAGGCACGGGGAGATCGTATACTTATTTTTCGACGAAGCTACGGGGATTCACCCGATTTATTTTGAAGCTGGGACTTCGATGCACACCGGCGTTCAAGACATGGGGTCTTGGGTATGCACATACAATCCCTTAGATATTACTTCATACGTATATTTCTTAGAGCAAACAGGGCTTTGGGATGTGATATCTATATCCCAGCTTGAACATCCGAACATCCAAGCTGAATTAAACGGGCTGGCCCCACCGTATCCTTCGGCTGTTCGGCTGAATCAAGTAATTACTTCGCTTGATGAGTACGGGACAAGGCTTTCGGATCGTGACCCAGAATATCCCAACGAAGTCGTTTTGACTTGGAAAGATGGGAGAAAAGTCCGGTGGCTGCCCGGGCCAATTGCAGACGCTCGGGTTCTAGGACGCTGGCCCCAAGAAGGGATAAATACCGTGTGGACAGAAAGCCTTTGGAATAGGGTAATGGGAATCCGTCGCGACGTCGATCCTAAATGGAAAGTTCAAATAGGGTGCGATGTTGCCAGATACGGGGATGATTCCACGACAATTTGGGTAAGGAAGGGAATCGCCTTTATGGAAGCTCACGAGATTAAAAAGGCCAGCACCAAGCAAATTGCCGATATTCTGAAGAACCTTTGTTGGCAGTACAAAGCCGACAGAGATGAAAAACAGATTCCCGTTCTAATCGACGGAATTGGGGTCGGGGGTGGGGTCGTTGACAATGCCGACGGCTTCAAATTTATTGACGTACAATCTTCAGCGAAACCTAGCCGAGAAGACTGTCATAATTTTCGATCCGAGCTTTGGATTGCCCCCCTTGAACATGCAAAAGAAGATTTGATAGACCTAAGCCGGATTCCTAAGAATATGCTCCATCGGCTTCGGAATGAATTATTAGGGGCCAGATATATCATCACCCCAGATAATAAATATCTGGTAGAATCTAAAGACCGTATGAAGGAAAGACTAAAACGCTCGCCTGATTATGCGGACGGCTTCAATCTAGCTTGTTATTGGGTGCATTAGTATGGTAACACAATCGACGCAGGCTCGGCAAATGACCGAAAAAGAATGGCAATCGCTGGTGGATGAGCGTTACCGGGAGTATGTGGCTAAACAGGGGGGCATCGATCCCCTTGTTACAGCTGTTCAGGAAGCAATGTTGGCTCTCAATGGGGTTGGGCAGGCAAATTACTGGTGGGGTGACCCGAGGGAAAAAATATACGATAGTCAGAATAATATCTTACAAACGGCTTACCCTGCTACGCTGTCCCCCAATCGGGGCATGGGGGAAGACCTGCCCGTCCAGATCACCGAAACAGAATTGATGTGGCTTCGGAACATTTCGAGGGTTCTTTGTGCCACAAACGAATATGCAGCCTCGGGGCTTGAAAACCGAATCAATTACATAATCGGGGAAGGGCTGCAATACAAAGTGAAGGCAATCGAAGGGGCTCCGAATCTGGGCAGCCTTGTCAGAGATGCCCAAGCCCTGATAGACCTTTTTTGCGAGATGGTCGATCTTTCTGACATCGAGGAAGAGTGGCAGGTTAGAAACGACATCGACGGGGAAAGCTTCCTTCGGCTTTTTCCACAATCTGACGGTTCAATGAAGGTAAGGTTTGTCGAACCGGAATGGGTGCGGTCGGTCAACGGGAATTCCCCCCAATGCTCATACGGGATCGAAACCGACCCTGATGATGTCCAAACCGTTCTACGATATTGGGTCTGCCCCGACCCCTTTACAAACGCACCCCCCGAACCTATCGATCCTGCCTTTATTATGCACAGCAAAATTCGGGTCATGCGTTCGAGCAAAAGGGGCAGGCCCCTATTCTATCCCGTCTTCGCGAATCTAAAAAGGATCGAAGCCCTCGGCAAATCGATATCAGCTATCGCAGTGGCAAGAGCAAAAATTGCTATGATCCGAAGGTTAAAAAACGGAACCCAAAACGCTGGGAATATCCTAAAAGAAAAGGTCACAGCCGTAACTGCTACCGATCCTGTCACGAATCGGGAGCGGAATATCGAGGATTTCAAAGACGGTTCAATTGTAAACGCTAATGATTTGATCGACTATGAGTTCCCTTCTGCCAATATCTCGGCTGGTGAATTTATCGCAGTTTTCCAGCAAGAGCTTCGGGGGGTGGCAGCATCCCTAAATATGCCCGAATGGATGCTAACCTCCAATAGCGAGAATATGGGGGCTTACACATCTTCTTTGGTATCCGAAGCCCCGATGAACCGAAGTATAAAACGCTGGCAGAAAAGGGCAAAAAACTTTTTTGCACGCCGAAGGATAAACCCCAATATGTCCCTCCTTTGGCGATACCTTTGCCATTGTGCTGCCCTCGGGATGGTCGATCAAAAGTATTTTCGTTGGATCGAGATTGAAGCTACTTGCCCGTCACTGGAAACGCGAGATCTCGATAGACAGGCCAATCGCCACAAAACCTATTTTGATATTGGTGTGATGACAAAGCCCGAGATAAGGGCAGAAATTGGGCTTGATCCAAACGCAGTTTTCCAAAAAGCATTGGAGGGGCAGACCGAAAAAACCGATACCCAAAATGGTCAAGCTGGAGATGATTCGGGGGACGACCCTTTCGAGTCCGCCGACTAAAAAGGAACCCCCCGGGCTGGGGCAGTCCAGTAATAACGAAGCCACATTTACTGGCTGCCCCAGATATTGAAAACCTATCTTGACAATTCAGTGATTTTGGTAAAACTTAGAATATGCTCTCTAAGCTTCGTGAACGAATTCTAACTATGTCTCCTTCCTTCCCGAAGGTCGATAGGGAGAAATGCGTAGTCGAAGGAGTAAAGATTCTCGGCACAACTGCCCGAGATGGCAGCCGAATCTATCCCCCCGATTTAATCAAAAGCTCTGCCCCCCGATTTGAGGGGAAGCCTTCCAATATCAACCACCAGATCGAAGGCCACCGTAAATTTGGGGATAGATTCGGCTGGATTACCGATGTCGTTGCCAAAGATGACGGCTTGTATGCTACCCTGCACTACAATCCCCATATTGAAGGGGTCGAAGCTTTTCTCTGGTGGTGCGAGAATAACCCTAACGGGTGTGGCTTTTCAATTGATGCCTTGCTTCAATTCGATAGGCCCCCCAATCAGCCGGGTAGGGTCGTCCAAGAATTCATAGAGATTTTTTCTGTCGATTTGGTAGCTGATCCCAACACAACCGAGGGGATTACCGAATCTTTCAACCGAGGTAATTACATGGAACCGAAAGACGTTGTCGCTGGGCCTGCCCAAGAAGCCGAAGAAATTGTCGAAGCCGAAGTCCCGACCCTTTCGGAACTTGTCGGGCAGATTATCGCAAAAGTCGCAGTCTCGTCAGAATACGACGAGATTGCCCGAAACAAGATCATCAAGACCTGTCAGGATCTTTTGACCTTAATCAAAGGGGACGGGGCAGCTCCAACGGATACAAGCAACGAAGAGGAAGTAACACAAGAAAGCTTTAATGTGAAGCTACTCGAAACCCTTTCAAAGCTGAACGATAAGATCGATAACGGCTTTGCCAGCCGAACGGTCGAAGGAAGCCCCAAGCCAGCCAATCCCCAGCCAAAAAGCTTGCCTCGAACCGATGCAATTGTTCCCCCTGCCCCTGCAAGCTATCCCACAGTCGATCAACTGTTCGGGGAAGCCCAAAAGTAAAATTTTTTGTCTGAAAGGTTCTTTGATTTAATAACTCTTCGAGGGTTCAATTGTGGCTAACAGAATTATCAGTAACCCATGGACATTTCCCGTCACGGTTCCTGTCGCTACGGCAAAAGCCGTATCTATGGGGGATCTCGTCGGGCTTTCTTCCAATACGCTGGTGAAAGCTTCGGACACGGCTTGGGACACTGATTTGGCAACTACGCAAACGAATTTTGCTGCCCTTTTCTTGGGCTTTTCCAACTGCGATAAGCTGGCAGATGTTGCCCGGGTTGTCGGGCAGCCGAACAACAACGAGATCACGGTGAACGTATCGGGCTGCATCGAATACGATGCAGCCCCCGGGACTTATACGATTGGGGCTTTTGTTGGACCAGCCAAGCAATCGGGTAACGCTTTGGAAGACCAAAAGGTCGTGCCTGTCGATTCCCTTACCAAAGCTATTGGTATCAGCCAGACCACTGGCACGAATCCCAGCAAGTGCGTCGTTTTGATCTTATCTAAGCTGATGCCAACCGCTCGCTGATAAGATTGGGTAAGAATTTCCGAAAGGCAATAGTCTTGGCAGACCTTCAACCTTTGGGAGATTTGGAATATGTTTGTGAAAGATTCGGGTCGCACCATTGGTGAAAAGGTGCGAGAAGTAATGAAAAGGCCAGATATGCCTTTTCATATTAAGGTTGAAAGAACCGTCGAAGCCTTCAACAAAGGCAAATTCGAGAAGTCTTTTCAAGAAATGTCTTTGGCAGGATTTGCTGAGGGGCTTCTGGGCTCCAATTGGCAGATGTACCTGTTGCAATTTTCGCACGGGGCCAACTCGGGGATGATGGATAAGAACGGGCAGACCTATTGGGGGCGGGCGCAAGAATCGGTCGTCGGTATCGATCCCTCAGCCTTTACCAACATTACGGGGCAGCTCCTTGTCCGAGAAGTCAAAAAGGGATATGACGACCCCAGCTTTATCGGGGACAAGCTTGTCCGCACAATTCAAGAACCCTCTGTGGCTGCAATCCTCGGGGAATTGAAAGTTCCGGGGGTCAGCAAGGCGATTAACTTGCCCACCAAAGTTGGCCCCGGCACGGCTTATCCTCAAACGAAAATCGTTGAGGATTGGATCAACCTGCCAGCTATCGCAAAATACGGGCAGATCCTCGCTATTACGATTGAAGCCCTTGTGCAAGACCGCACCGGGGGGGATCTCCAAAACCAAGCCATGACGATTGGTTACCAGCAAGGGCTTCGCAAGGAGCTTGAGATCCTGAACGCAGTGATGGGGCTTACCAACACCTACAATTGGAAGGGGACGAATTACAATACGTATCTAACCACTGGCAATTGGGTGAACAAACGGACGGGTGTATCTGTCACGCCGGGAAGCTGGAATAGTAACAACATCTTCAAACAGCAAATGCTTTTCTCGAAGATTCGAGACCCTTACACCAACAATGTAATCAACATTCCATTGTCGGAAATGCGTTTGCTTTACCCCCAACAAAGCGATTGGGCGTTCCGCTCGGCTTTGGATGTGACAAGCGTTTCAACGGGGCAAACAGCTACGTCTCCCTCGATTCGGTCGGAGGGACGAAACCCCTTGCAGGAGATCCCACCTGCATACACAAGCCCGTATATCTGGCAAATTCTGACCGATGCTGGGTATACCGAAAGTCAAATTGAATCGATGTGGTGGCTGGGTATCTTCAACCGAGCGTTTGGATATCGGGAATGGTTCCCCGTGTCATACTCATACGCACCGGCTGGGGCAGAAGCCGAGTTCCGTCAAGACATCGTTTACCAAGTGAAATGTCACGAAGCTGGGGTGTCGGTTGTTCTGGAACCTCGCTATACGTCTCAAAGTATCGATACCTAACAACACCGGGCAAACCCCGTAGTGAAAAGGGATAGGAACCGGTTCCTATCCCCCGTATTTTTACCACTAACTAAATGAGAATTCAAAGATGGAAACAAAGCCGATTCCTTTGGCCACTCCTGCCAAGCCAGCAAGCACGCTGCCTTTGGTGAAAACGGTTGTTATTCACCCCAACCACGAAAAAGAACCCTTTGTCTGCATGGCTGCCCATCAAGACGAAGCAATCAAAAAGGCAATGGAATACTACGGGATGAGATCGTCCCCGAACGTCTGGAAATGCTCCGAAGCTGGCCCCGATCTAAAATTCTCGACCCCAGCCGAGGAGAAGCTGGCCGAGGAATACGCTGCCAAGCTTGCAGCCGAAGCCCCAACCAAAGTTGATTCTTCAACTGATTTCCCAAACCCTGAACCAGCGAAGCCGGGCAGCCTTAAAAGCCGATTAACCGAAACAAAGTAAGCCGCCCCAGATATCAGCCTAAAAAGGGTAGCAAATGGCCGACGAATTGACGATAAAAGCGAAAGAATCCTACACGCTGGCCCTCGAAAGGCTTATCAATTTTCGCACGGAATTTGCCGATAAAGCTACCCCTATCGTTGATTTGCCAGACGGCTCAAGGATCGACTACGTAACATACGAGCAAATGTTGCAAGATCAGGTGGATAAAGCACGGGCTTCTTATTTGCGGCAGCTTGAAGTCGAAGCTGCCACCAATCCGTGGGAAATTGTAACGGAGTTCAACGTATGACGTTTGTAAATCCGATAGAGGAATTTCCAAAGTATCGGGAATTGATGGCCCCTTTTTCCAGATCCTTGACCGTCTGGCTTCGGGATGAAAACGAGGACTATCCGACTTCCTTTACGGTGATTGGGCAGAAATACAACGACCAAAGCCGAGGAATTATTTCCGGGCAGCCTGCGACCTTCTCGCTTTTCAGCGACGGGACAGATCCCGTGGACGTTTCGGTCGGGGATCGAATTACGGACGGGACTGCGAATTACCAAGTCCTCGAAGTTACTTTCTTTTGGGGTAATTTGATTGCTGTCGCTCAAACGATTCTGGAAAGGGGAACAGCCTAATGCCAGCCAAAAGCAATCACGGGAAGATTCTTGAGGGGCTGGCCGAATTGGTCACCGCAGAAATAAAGGACAATCCCGATTTACCCCAGAATACAAAGGTTGTCATAAGGAAGTACCCCCGAAGCCTTCCTCGCGACGAATACCCTTTAGTGATGATTTGCTACGCTGGGGACTCGCTGGTCGATTCTAACTTTGAGGATCAGACCCTCGTTGATTATTCGGCTTTGATTGTGATTCTTTCCACCGAAGACGCGGACAAGGCTGGGGGATTGACCGTCGATACGATCCCTTATTTTCGTGAAAGGCTTCGGGTGGCTTGCTACGGGCTTGTATCACTTGTATCAACGGTCAATTTACAGGGCTGGGATTATATCCCCAATCCAACGTTCGATCCTTCGCAGCTTGCAAATAATTGTGATTATTCGGCTTTGGGTTTTGTCTACAAAGTTACTGAATC